AGTATAATCTCATAGCTAGCAAAGCTTAGGAGATTTATCTCCCCGGAAGACGAAAAAATCTTTACAACCCACGACGGTTATCGTGGGCTTTTCTATTTCTTAGAAAGAGCAATTTTGATATCTTCTAAACTATTTTTCATTATTCCTACATCTCGCTTTACATCTATCATATCTTCCCTAAGGTGAGAAATATGATTGCTTAACACAGTATCAATTCTAGTGATGTCTGTGTTTATTTCGGTTATGTCTTTAGTAAAAGCTTTAATATCTCCTTTATCTATCTTGCTGTTTTCGTTCTTACGAGTTTTCAAATACTTGAAAAACTCATTTACAAAGTAAAGGAAAACTGCGCCTATAGTTATTGTTTCTGCTGTTGGTATCATAATGAATAATTTTAATCTCCTCTTTGCCAAAAAGCCCAGTAGGTAAGAAAAATATCTTTTGTATTCGCATCCTTGGCTATCATCTGAATAGACACAACTCTGTTAGCGTAAGTTGTCCCCGAAGGAAGGTTAGAAGATATTGTTCCCTTGCTGACTCCGTCAACAAAGAACTCAGCCTCGACTCCAGCTTCATATTTTATCTTCAAGTTGTAATAGTCCGCAGTAATTGTTCCGCAGTTTAGAGTGGCTTCGGTTGTCCCGTCAGCAACTGTGCCATAGAGAGTGTCGTTGACAATCTTCCAGCCTATATGCCGCTTTGTTGTTAATGTCGGAGTCCCCTGACCCATAATAAGCCAGATTTCCTGAAGAGTGAGATAAACAGTTTTTACCATTAAATGTAATTCTCGATCTTTGTCCCAGCTAGCTAACGGAAAATTATCTGGCATTTTGCGAACCCACGCTTGGTTGTTCAAAGTTCCATCAGTAAACAATTCTAAGCGCTCGAAGCTAATGTTACAGTTTACAGTTGTTTGATATCCGTCCAGACTTTCAAACATTGTCCGGAAGATAATATCCCCTAACTTGATATCGTGGCTATTAAGCCTATCAGCGGTTATTTCTTCTCCGACTAACCATTTATGAACTGTCATATTTTTTTAATCCTTATTTTAATCATAACAATACTTGGAGGCTATAATCAATTGTAATAGTTTCCGCGCTTGTCTTTGTTTCATCAATCGTTAAGTGAGTATAAAGCATTCCGCTATCTGCCGCTACTGTTGCGTCATCTCCATAAAGTCCCATTTCTTTGTAAGTGCTATTCGCTTCAGTGGAAGCAAGGAAAGTAGAAGCTAGAAAAATTAACCCTGACCTTGTTCTGTTCGTGACGGCTTTCCTAAAAGTTTCATTACCAAGTTTGGTATCAGTTTTAACCGGGGTAGTTGTATCATTTCCCAGAGCTAAATAAGTTATCTGCCCTTTGTCGTCCCCTGCCATTCTTTCAAGAATTGAGTATTTTCCATTATCGCAAAAGACATTAGTGTAGCGATGGACACTAACTACCTGACCATTTCTTTTTTTGGTAATAACGGCTGTCCCCTTGAGTTTAATTTTCTCTTTTTCTTTGTAATTCTTTTTCATATTTATGATGCTTCACAAAATCCACAGATCCCGATAGGAACATTCCCGTCTTTAACATACCACGGAGGACTGGTAGAAGTCCAATTATACAACTCCTCCTGTATCCCAAAACTGTCCAACCCTGACCAAAGCTTGTCTATGACCTCGTCCTCGCTGACCGTAATAATTCTATCATCAGCAATTAGCATTTTTTGAAGAAGCTCAATGATCCCCATCGTCTTAGTTGTTATCAGAGAAACCTTATATTTCATCTTATCATAAGTATTCATTGTCGCCGACACCCGGTTGATAATAAAATCTTCATCTACTCCTCGGAGAGTGCTTTGGACATTGATTATCTGTCCAGAACGTAAGCCGTCTTGATTTGTTTCAAAGGTTGCCTCTGAAAGTGTTTGGGAATAAGCCAAGAGTTCGCCACCCCCTCTTTCCCTTGCCGCCTTTTTAGTTTTAATAGTTTTATCAATTATCCTGAACCAATACTCTCCATAGTCGTTAATAGAATCTTGGTCTTTCGCTTCTACAATAACCGGAACATACGGATAGCCAGAAATGTCAACAGCAATTCCATTAGCCGGTATATTAGTAGCCTTGAATTTAATAATCTTTTCCTGAAAGTTGTAAAGGCAGTCATAACCGCTAGGATCGTCAACATAGTCAACCCCTACGCTTTGAGCAACTGTGTTAACTTTAACCTCAATGCCATTATACTTATAAGCTAGCTTAAAATCTTTCTTCGTTCCATCTCCAAATTGATTTTCAGTGAACCAATCAGCAAGATATTCACCACCCCGAACATAGACAACATTTTTCAACTGCCTAACATCTCTATCAATCAACAAGCTGTCTAAAATATAGTTTCCATTGTCATCGGTCAGATTAAAAGGAGAGGGATTTGTTTCGTGGCTAAAGAAATGAATATCTTTATCATAATCAATATACCAATCATAGCCAACCAACTTTGCCAGTCGTTGAAGGCATTGGGAAAATGGCTCATAATTAAAAGCAATATAATCAATCTCTACATCGCAATTAACATTAGTGATTGTAAAGCCGGAGAGATAATCGCTGACAATATCCGTAATAATCTCCTTAACTGTTTTATTCTCATAGGATTCACCAACTAATTTTCTATCAGCAAGACGAGTATAATCACTTGCCTGTATATCATAAACAATAGTGTTTCCTCCCTCTAGCCTTTCAACGCTCTTAACAATAACCCCTCCAAATATCTTTGTTCCATCTTCAGAAATTACAAGTTCATCGGTCAATCCGGGAGCAAAGGGTTGCCCGGAGTGTTTTTTAACAACCAAAGAACAGGTATCAACTTGACTAGTCAAGATATTGTCAATCTTAAAATTCTCTAGGCTTACAACGCTTGTCTTATCAACTCCATCAAATTTTACAATAATTGCCATTAGAACCTTAATTGAAACTTTAATTTATCTACGATCATATTGCCAATTTTTTCTGCTGCCTCTTGGTCAGACATAAAAGTATTTCCGGTGATAGTGATATTGACATCTCCACTTCTTTCTCTCCTTCCGCTTGGGATAACCGTTTCGCCTTTGTGTAATAAATAAGGTTTTGTTTCTTTGATATACCCTCCCAGTTGCTTTGACTCATATCCACCTTTTTCAGCTACTTTTTTGATCCAGTTGCTAACTCCGCCAGCTACGCTTGAAATCTTTTCGCCAATCCATTTCCCAGCAGTTCCGATTGCTTCAAATGGTTTTTTTATCTTATCCCAAACTCCCAAGACAACTTCTTTTATTCTATTCCAAACCCTGACAACAGTATCTTTCATTCCGTTCCAAAGATTATCCCACGGTTTTTTTAAAGAATCTTTTGCTCTTGTAAAAAGCCCAGTAATACTATCCCAAATTCCTTTTATCTTTCCCCATATTGAATCCCAAATACTCGAAAAGAATAATTTAATGGATTCCCATATCTCTGAAGTTTTTGTTTTAATGTTTTCCCAAGTATCGACGATGGCATTTTTAACCTTATCCAAGTTTTCTCTCCACGCTGGGAAAAGCCAATCTAAAAGAGTTATAACCAATCCTTTTATAAAGGCAAGGGCAAATTTAAAAATATCTTTCATCGAATCCCATACTCTACTAAAAAAGACTTTAATTGCTTCCCAATGTTTGATAATCAAACCCGGAATTGTAGCATTAAAAAATATCATTTTAATAAACTCCCAAGCTCCCTTAAAAACATTTTTAATTCCTTCCCAAAGCTTGCTAAAGAAAGCTTTAATCGGCTCCCAATTTTTCTTAACAGCAACTACAATCAAAATCAATGCTCCTATTATTCCAATTATCAATCCAACCGGACCACTCAAAGCCATAAATGCTCCTCCTATTAACGGTATCACAGGAAGGATTGCTCCCAAAACCATTAAAACCGGACCAAGAGCCGCCAATAATAATCCAGCGACAACAACAATCTTCTTAGCGTTTGGAGATAATTTAGCAAACCACTCTGACGCCTTTTTTAATCCATCGCTTAATTTTACTATTATAGGAACAATCATTTCCATCAAAATCTTTCCTAATGGTCTTAAAGCCGCCACCAATTTTGCTTTTGCCTTTGCCATTTCTCTCGCACTACTTGCTGATTTTTCATAAGCGTCATCTGTTGCTCCAGCAGAGTTTTCTACTTCTCCTAAAACTTCAGAA